TTTTCGGTTGTGCCATTTTTGATACTTGAGACAGATACGCTCTTTTTAACTTGTATTGTGGTCATAGTTCCGTCGCCCGCAGCGATTCGCATAGCTGAAAAATTTAATAGGCTTGGTGCAGAGTATGCCAAAATATTAAGGTTGATGGTCGTCGTATCGGTTCTGCCACGACTATCTTTAACCGTGACTTTTACAGGTATCAAGCCAGCACCAAAATCATATGTTTGCAAGGATATATCAGTTAAGTAACCAATGTTGGTGATTGTGGTACCTTTAATCTCGAATTTGTACTCAACTATTGCAGAGCCATAAATACCAGATGCATCTACGCTCATACGTGGAATCGAGTACCCATTTACCAGTATTTGGTCAGAACCAGTGATAGCTTTAATCGCGTTGTTTTGGTCTTTGTATGTTGCACCAGCAATTGACGGTTTTATATTATCTGGAATCGTCATTCGAATCGGTTTTTTTGTTTCGCCAATTTTCGTACCGCCATTCCACGTCTCGATAATTATTGTTCCATCACCGTATGTCTGGTTAGGTATTTGATCTGCCCAGTCTTTTGATTGGAACTTAAAATCATAGTTGGTACCAACTGGCATAGTGCCGTGAATAAGCAATCTTTTGTTTCCGAAAGCAGTATAAAGACGAGCTGAAAGTCCGCTGCCATTATCAAGAACCTTAACTGTAAAATTAGTGTCCATAACAGTAGTTGGCGAACTAGTTATAAAGTTATATGCTCTCGGAATTTTATTTAGTGACCCACTACCTCTAGCCGACAAGGTACCGACAATACTATTTGATATAGTAGCGCTATAAGAAAATGATTTGTTACCGTCCGGATCATGCGGTACACGAATCGTTAGAGAGTAAATATAATACTTTGTTTCATTGCCACCCAATGAAAAACCGCCAAAGACTCTATGACCTCCACTACCATTAATTTCTATCCAAATATCGGTATCATAACCCTTAAACCACGTATCACCTCTTATACTTCGCATGCTGACGGAAACAGTAACATCAGAGTAATTCTCAGCATTATTTGGCGTTGCAGTCCATGAAATGAAAATGCCATATCCCGGATATCTGCCATTGTGTACCCAGTTGCCAATATCCCCATTTAAAGCCATTCACTCACCTCCTTATGTTGCTATCCAACGCGTAACTGTGTGGTCTTTGTTAAGCGCTTCTTCTTTATGCGAGCCAATCTGCATGCCTTGCGTGACGATACCGCGTTGAATCATAAACGATTGACCGCTAAAGTAAGCCACTTCTTCGCCGTTGTTGATGAAACTCATTCGATTATTTTTAACCAAAAATTTAGTTGTCGACTTGGCATTTGCAATGGAAAATCCTTCTTCTCCCGCGGTCATCCATGTATCAATGAAGTTCCAACGTGCAACCTTAGAGCCTAGTTCGTTGACCATGCCAACAATACGTTGTTCAAGTGCATTTAAATCAGCAGCTGCCTTGCCGGAGTCTGGGTCAGTGTATGCTGTAATCATGTCTAACGCCTTTTGAGCAATCGTGTTGATTTCTGCCGCTTCTTCTTTTGTTAATCGATTGGCGATATCTTCAAAAATTTGGCTTTTATCTTCTTGGTATTGACCGTTGTCCACTTTGGTGTTTAAGCCCAACGTAGCGTTTAAATCAGCCCATACCGGGTTCATCTGCCAAGTATAGTCACCCCAATTATCACTAGGCAACGCTGAATAACCAATATACTTAGGTATAGATTGTAATAGGGCACTCGCATTTGAGCCATCTGCGTCAGTATCGTTAGGATTAGGTGTCCATGGGGTTGCTACAGAGCCTTCTTCTAGCTTGTAATTCTTGATAGTAAACGTCTTACCACTTTCAAGGTTATCAAACCTAACTTTTGGATAAGATGTGTCAGTAATAGCACTTTCATTTGTTATTCGATAGTTTATAACTATAGTTCCCGATTTTTTAGCGCTAGAAATATCTGTACCATAATAAGTATCTCCGCTTGTACCAGTTGCCTTTAAAACCGAACCATACGCCCAAGGAGTGTTATTTATTTCTGGTCTAAATGAACCTGAATTAGCAGTTGTTTCCCAATCGAATCTAAGTGTTATAAGGTCTCCTTCTTTAAATCCAAAATCCTTAAATGAAGGTTTTGAAAATTTATACAATGTGAAACCTTGATTATTCGTATTGTTACCAGTAATTGTAAAAGGTGAAGATGTCCCTAAAACTATATTTTCTCCATATGGAACCTTACTAAAATCAGTACCATCTAAGGATTGCATGTATCCTACCCACGGTCTTCTATCTGAATTAACTTCCCATGTGTAGTCAGATGGATTTGATGAGTCTTTTAGGGAACGACCTACACATCTTGGGATAGCATTGTCGTAGTCATCAATAGGAGAAGGTGTATAGACTTCGTTAGGTTGATATTCACTTAGCTTAACCTCAACGATATAAAGGTCAGCTGTAGCGCCACTAGCATTTTGCATACCGTTGTTATCTATACGAATGTACCCACTTATCTCATCGGAACTAGTTGTAAATGTGTAGGTTCTAGAATCAAGCGTACTGGCTGACAATCGTTCACTACCGGCTAGTTGATGTACAAAGTTAAATGCTCTATCTGTTAACCCTATATTTTCTTTAGAACCTAAGAAGAATACATCCATGTTAACAAGGTTACTGTTATTAAACCCTTTAAACATAAGCGTATACTTGGTATTTGGTTTAACAGCCATACGATACGATTGAATATACTTTTCGTTTGTCGTGTTATTACTCATAATTAGTAAATTACTAGTGCCACTCTTATAGTAGCTATGTGCACCTAGTTTCATACCATCATAAGGTTGCCAAAAATCAAAGCTAGAAATATTGCTAGAGTTTCTAACTAGGTTTTCATTAGGATTTACTGTAGTAAATCTATCAGTACCATCAGCGGACCAGGCATAGGCAAAGTGCATACCTATGGCATTAGCAAGCTCTACCCAGTTATACTTGGTTGGGTCAGTGCTGTCCTCTTTGACAAAGTCAAAATACGTGCCAATATAGTATTTGCCAGCTGAGGTTGTCGTGCTAAACCCTGTCTTACCATCGGCGCTCATAGCCCAAGCCGAGTGGAAATATCCATCTTTACCACCTGCCCCGTCTGCCCCATCATTGACTTTGACAATTGATAGCGTGTCCGTTAAACCTGCTAACGTAGCGGTAACGGTGATCATGACCCAATCTGTTTTAAACATGTCACTTGTGATTGTCCGACTATCTCCACTACCAGTCAGCGTTAATGTTTCGCTCGTACCGTCTGTTTTGATACCTTTAGCAGTAAACGCTACCGTACCTGTGACATTTTGGTATTTGGCTGTTACAATCGATGATTGTGCCATCTTTGGTGTATTGTCAGCATTAAACATCATTTGGTTGGTCGTTGCAGACAGGAACATCATTTGGGCATTTTGACCGTTTTCGCCAATTTTTCCAATGGTAAATTTGTACGTCTTGTTATTGTCAGACCATGTCTCCGTGATACGGCTCCACAAGTATTGTCCAGCGGTTACCGTTGGAATAGTCGCCTGCCATACAGTTGGTGCTGTCGTACCTGAAGTAGAAGCCGCCCATTCCTGCTTGCTGTCAATGATACCTTTTCCATCTTTACCGTCTGCGCCTCTAGCACCTTGTTTAGCCACAGAATAGCCGGTTTCATTTGTTCCATCTGTATACGTCCAGACTGTCTTTGTCCATAAAAAGGATCCCTCAGCTACACTGGGAACTGATTGCGTGTATCCTGATGCAGGAGCAGTAGTTCCGCTTGTGGATGTTGCATAAGTAATAGTTGTGTTTGCAATCCCTACACCATCCTTACCTGCAATTCCATCTGCACCGGTGTTTCCATCTTTACCGATGCGAGATACACTATATCCAGACTCACCAGTATTATCTGAGTAGAGCCATGTCGTCTCTGTCCACAGGTATTTTCCGGCTGCGAGCACAGGAACATCAGATGTCCAACCGGCCGTTGGTTTAACAGTGCCAGAGTCGCTACCAGCATACATAATCTGAGTTGACTTAATACCAATACCATCTTTACCAGCAATACCATCAGTTCCTGGGTCACCATTCGGCCCTTGTAAAACAGGCGTGATTACCTCAGACGTCGTGTCGTCACTATATGTTGTAACTTCACGTGTCCACAGATATGATCCTGCGGGCACAGATGGAATAGTCGCTTGCCATGTTGTTGGAACTGTATTAATAGAGCCACTAGATGCATACGACAATACTGGCTTGCCTTTGATTCCTCGTCCATCATCAACGTTAAACACAGTAACTTCCGCCTTAGCACGTATCACGCCGTTTGTGTCCATAACCTCAGCACGATAAACTGCTTTATCTGTAATATCCGATGCTTGGACGCCTAGCGTGTAGCCTGTTTTTACCCATGCATCATCCTTGTACCACCGAACTGTAACGTCTGGCGTAATCACTTGCGTGCCGTTGTAGACGATAGCAGATAACGTGGTTTTGCCCTCGCTGTTTTTAAAGGTTACACCATTGTCCGACACGAGACTTAATGTGTAAGGCTTAGTTTGCTCAATCAAGGCATTGACACGGTCTAACAGCGATTGGTCAACCTCGGATTTTAGTATCTCAACGTTGGTAAAAGTGCTGGCATTTTTGCTAGGATCATCAAAGTAAATCTCTTGCTCACTGATACGGGCGGACAAGTTTAGCGTGGGCACATATGCAGTGTTTTGGACAAGTACCGTATCGCCAATGCCTAGATACTCGTAGCCTTTAATGGTCACGGTTACTTTTGGCTCACATAGTTTTTTGAGTTCAGCTAGTGCTTGACCTGCCAAAACATTGGCGTTGGTGGTTTCGTACGTCCATTTTTTGGCGATATAGCCTTCCCCACCGACTTTAGACGGGAATCCATCGCGCGCCTGTACCGCCCGAATAGATATATCTCCTTTTGGGCTGTAAAATAGTTGATTCCCATTTTCGTCTTTTTCGTCAATTACCACATTAGCCACTGTCAATCCGTCTGTTCCCATTGGTCGTATCGCTGTCTTTAAGTCGTCAATGTTTTCCTCGTACTCAATGGTTTCAACGTTATTGCCATACTCCATGATGATGTCCGTGCGTTTCTTGCCAATCCCTTGATATTTGTCGCTGTGTGCCCGATAGACGTTCAATCGGACTTTATCAAGCCCCCAATGCTTGTTCAGCACCGTCACAAACTCGATTTCTGCATCAAACTTATTGGACAAACTAAAGAGACGAGCAAGGGTGCTTTCACCGTCACCCGTCCATTCCGCTTGTAAGGATTTGTCTGATACCTCGTTGATTCCCATAACCAAAGGATTATCACCGGCAAACAAAAAGACGTCTAAGTATTGCTTAAACGTCATAGCTTTGCTTGCTTTATATTCAGATGCAAACTCATTTCTTAATTCAAGCGTTAGGCTATCCGCTTGGATAGTGACTAACTGCTCGTTTTTGTTCATCTTTGTAATATCAAAATGGTAACTAACCTCATTTGACACAAACGATAGCTTATTGCCGACTTTAAAATATTGCGCTATCTCCGCTGTTTGCAACACACTGCACGTAAAAAAAGCGGCAGTACCTTGCAAAAATGTATGCAAACAACTGTCAAAATATTCATCAGTAAGACATTGTAGCCTATCGTTATTGTCTAGCACTGCTAGCATTGGTTTATCAAACAATTAGTACCACCTCTTTTCGTACGTCGCTGTAATTGTTGGGGGTGTAGCAGTAAAACCACTATAATAAAACTCAATCGTGTTTTTTCCGGGCTTTAGCATCGGGAAAGTACTACCTGTAATTAAATCTTCTAGCGTTGCAATTCCGTCACGGTAAATCTTGTTCATGCCATTTTCCTTGCGAGTCTCAACGATAGAGCTTTTTGGAAATCGGTTGGGAATATCCTGCCAGTATTGCGATTTTAGATCGATAACCAAAACATCTCTGATAGCCATACGACTGACTAGTTGACTAGTTGTCCGACCGTTGTACTGTCCTGCGAAAAATTGGATACGTTTGACTTTTTTGTTTGCGATTCCGGGAATATTCACGGTGTAATAGCCACCATACCAAAAGAAAGTAACTTTTCCGCCTTCTTTTCGTAAGTCAAACATATTGCGATTTGTATCTCTTGATTGAGAGCCGTACGGGTTTGGTGGAATCCAATAGCTAGGCGTAAAGTCAATATCTTTCACGTGTTGCGTATTCCCGTTCCCATCATCCGCTCGAAACGATACTTTAGCTTTATTCCCTGTCGTGTCACTTTTGTGGATGTGCATTGAACAGATATGCTTATTGTCCTCATCGATAAAAGCTAGAGTCCACATGCCTGTCTGACCCATCTTGCCCGTTTCAAACCAAGCTCTACCCCACAAGTAGCAATAAGAGGTTGCTGTCGGTATAACCAGTTCCTTAGCAGTACCATACCAATTCCCACCATTATTCGTAGTGTTTGAAGGCAGTCCGCCAAGCCAGCCACCGAAAGAAGTAGTACTTGGCATTGTAGCAACTATCTTTTTGTTTTGATTCTCATAAAACGTCGTAGTATCTGTCCAATTGGCAAAGGATGTTCCACCATCTTTGGGGAAAATCGTTGACATCCTTGTTCTAGTTTCGCCGTCCGCTTCGTCTACGTAGCCAAGTTGAGTTAAAAAGGTATTCTCACCGTTGTTCACGCCAAGCGCTGATAAGTAGCCCGTTTCGTCATTGTTGAGAAATTTTAGGTTGAGTGGCGTGTCTACTGTGCCATCATAGTTGATTTCCATTGATAGCACGCCTTGCTCATTTAGTTTGGCGGTGGCGGTGGTTAAAATCGTTTCTTTCGAATACCCTTCCGGAACTTTAAAAGTAATTTCTGCTTTACCTGTTTTCGGATTGATTAGCGTTAAGCTATTTTCTCCGTCTGGAACAGCTTTAAATTTAACATTTGGCAAAGTAGAAAATTTCAATTCTTGTTCACTTCTCGTAGATATCCTTCTTAATATTTCTCGTCTAATCATATCGATGGACGCATTTTCATTTTCTTGATCAGACATTAATGTTATTTCTAGTTTAAGAGTATACGAACCACGAGAAACACCGAAAAACCGTTCTCCGTCAACCCCTTCGTATTCTTTCGTTATCGCTTTAAAACTTCCGAACGGCAACTCTATGTGATTAATAACAAAAAACTTGTCAAAATCACTATATCCGTTGTACGTCATAATAGGACTTTTACCAAGTCTCAAGTACAATCACCCCTTAAGTTTGTTGATCATTTGATTTCTGTATTGATTGGATTTATTTACGCCGGGAGCAACTAATTCTCCAGCTTTTACGCCATCAATATTAAACGAAGCGCCATTAAGAGCACTGTTCAATTTGTAAATAGCCGAAAGGATCGCTTCAAGCATATATGTGTTATCTGAGTAGCTATATGAACCAGACGTTCCGAAACTTCCACTAGTAATCGCAGATTGCAATCCAGACAATGCACTTTGTTGCACGTTATTAGCATAAGAAACAACACTTGAAACAGAATTTCCTAACCCTCCACCAGTCATATATTCAATTGCTTGCAAAATCAATTCCCAAGCTCGTTTAGGATTAGTCAAAGGTATAATCATTTCGGCGTTATTTCCTTCGCCTACCATTGCTAGATGCTGTTGTGTGATTAATCCACCATTTGCATATCCGACACCACGCCAACCTGCTGTTAAACTGCCGTATCTTGATAGTGTGTAACGGATGGATGCCAAAATATTAGACAGTGGATCAAGAATATTCGAACTATGTCCCGGCATAGCATAAGCTGCGAAGGTTGGTTGGATAACTTGCATCAAACCTTTGGAAGGCACACCGTTGATGGCATTAATATCCCAGTTGTTGACAGCGTTCGGATTGCCACCCGATTCTGTTTGCATTTGATACAGCAAAGCTGACAAATTAGCAGCACTATATTGTCCTGTCATCTGCAAGGCTTTTTTAGCAATCGATTCCCATTGCTTCACACCTGCTGATGCGTTGTAGCTAACTTTTTCAGACTCTTCTTTTTTCTTAAATAGTTTCGTTAGATAATCTTTTGCAGAATCCATAATGTAATTTGCTCCACCTTTGGCCATACCTAGCCACGGTTGCCACAGATTACCAAAGTTCAAAAATTTACCAGCGACATCTTTAAGCAAACCAACGGGATCCTTGATAAAGTCTAAAATATCTCCTGTAAAGTCCAAAATGGAATTTCCAATCCCTTTAGCATATCTAAACGTAGGTTTCACACGTCCAAATAACGAAGCAGTTTGTTCGGCTGTAAATACTCTTGTGCCTCGTCTCATGTTTGGAATAAACACGTTTTTACCTTCTGGGATAACTCCTGATCCATCTGGATTCAAAACAAGTTCCGCTCCATTTCCGTCATTTACAATCGCATGCCCGCCCGGATGCCCGTCTGTTCCGTTAGCATAATAAGCAGCTTGTTTTGAGCTGCCACCAGAATAAGAAGAGCCACCTTTAGAACTCCCCCATGAAACATGACCAATTTTCGCAGCTCCCAACTTATCTAATACCCAGTTAATAGCATCAATAACACCATTGACCGCTCCACCGATACCAGAGCCGATTGCATCACCAATACCGCTAGCTATTCTACTTATTCCGTTTACAAATCCTTGGAAACCACTAGTGATTATTTTCCACGCTCCGGAGAAAATATTTTTTACTCCGTCCCAAGCTTTGGACCAATCGCCAGTAAACACGCCGATGAAAACATCTAAGATTCCCTTTAGAATCGTAAATGCTCCTGTAAACAAACCTTTTACCGTATCCCATCCTATTTTTACTAAGTCAACAATTGTTCTAAACGTAGCGCCAAATATTCCACTCCATAAACCTAAAGCCGGTTGAAGGAAAGCCCAAATCATAGATAAGAAATTCTGCAACGCTTGAATAAATTGTGCGCCGTTTTCATCCCACCACGCTTTGATTGCGGTAGCTAGTTCATTAAATGATCTCACCACTTCGTCAATCGCCGGTTTGATGTACGTGTCGTAAACTTGCAAAGCAAATGTCTTAATATCTTCAAATAATCCGTTGATAAAGTCTCTAAACGGTTTAATTTTTAAATAAGCAAAAACAAATGCTGCGACCAATGCAGCTATACCTGCTACAATCAAAACAAATGGATTTGTCGCAAGCATTACGATATCAAAAGCTTTTTTGGATAAAGTAGCTGCATCTTCTGCTATAGCCAGCCCTCTAAATGCAGATGAAACTCCTTTTATAATATCTACTACATTGCTAATCGTGGATATTGTTTTTAAAACACCAAAAAAAGCGACTAAACTTAAACCAACTGCTTCAATTGTTGGTTTCATTTCTTGGAATTTGTCAAATAAATCAGCGATTGTCTGTTTTATTTTTGGAATATTGTTAATAAACTCTGTTGTTAATTCGCCAATTTTGTCAGTGATCCTGTTGATAAAGTCAGTGATGTTTTCTTTTCCGATGGCGTCCAAAATATCCAACATAGATGAAACAACTTGCGCTTTTAAGTTACCAATAGCACCTTCAAATGTACTTGTAGAACGAGCGGCTTTCTGTGCTGCATCTTCCATTCCAAGTTGCATAATTGCTTGGTTGAACTCTTCGGCAGTGATTTCACCAGCTTCCATTGCATCACGGAAGTTTCCGGTATAAGCACCATTTTTCAACATTGCTTCTTGCAAGCGTCCACTTGCACCAGGTATTGCATCCGTCAACTGATTCCAGTTTTCTGTGGTTAATTTACCGGCACCTGCAGTTTGAGTCAGTACCATAGCTACTGATTTAAATGTATCAGCATTACCGCCAGCGACGGCATTCAAGTTACCTGCAGCTTCGGTTAATTTTTCATAGTTGTCTACTCCGTTAGCGCCTAGCTGAGCGGTGGTATTTAATACATCGCCTAATTCATAGACAGTCTGATCAGCGTAATCTTTTACCGCTTTTTGAGTTTTCTTGATTTCTTTTGCATCAAATCCGGCAAATTGCATGGTTGAATTAAATTTATCAATAGAATCGCTAGCTGTTACTGTTTCGCTACCAAGAGCAGATAATTGATTTTTAATTGTTCCGATTATTGCGCTTGCTGCCTTCAACAAGCCAAAAGCAGTTGCTATTTTAGCGATTGATATGCGTGTATCGTTACTTTCTCCACGCAAAGAAGATAGACTTTGTTTAGCAGATTTAACTGCATTAGAAGCTCCTTCTTTTATAGATTTAAACGAGTTCCCTAGTTGTTTTACGGCGGTAATTGGGCTTAAAATGATATTCTTTGCAAAATTGCCAATACCTTTAATTGCATTTACAAAACCGTCTTTTGCGTTTGTGCCAGCGTTTTTAAAAGCATTCGCAATTTTGCCAACGGTATTTGTGGTTCCTTGCACAATTTTGCTGATGCCATTTAATACTCCGACACGCATCCCGTTTATCTGATCAATCGCTTTTTGTTTAGCAATAGTAAAGCCGGATGATACTGCACTAGGAATTTGTTTAATGGACGTAGAAATTTGTTTTGGCATGTTTTTTAGGTAAGTTATAGGCTTTTTGAACGCATCAACCATATCTGTACCAATTGATTTCATTGTTCCTTTTAAGTCACTAAAGCTTTTCTTCATGTTTTGAGTCGCTTTTTGGACTTCTGTTTGTGCTTTTTGCGTTTGCTCTACAACCTTTTTTTGTGCATCTGCAACTTGTTCGGTTGTTTCGGCCATTTGTTCTACAACTTTTTTTGTTTTCTTAACGGCTTTTTCGCCTTTTTCCATGCCATTGCTGATGACATCACCAGCTTTTTCAAATCCGTTTGAAATTTTTTCAGCATATTCCATAAACGATTTAAAAACCGCTCTAGCTTGGGAATCATCCGATTTAATACCGACATAAGCGCTACCTACATCAATATCCGCCATACTATCCACCCCCTTTTTTTATTTATTTTTCCACCACATACCTTGAACGAATTTTTTCTTTTGTTTTTCTTCTTTTTGTACATTTCCAAGCACTTCTTCAATTGGTGGCAACAAATGGTTGTTTGCCTTTTCGCCGTTAAACATACCGTCCAATGCTTGACTAACCGCTCCGAGCATGTCAGCTTGTTGCGCTCGTCTTGTCTGGTATTTTTCCTTCATAGCCATTTCAAACTTGTGTAACGTCCATTTAGGCGTCTTGTTTAACACATATTCATCTGTGTACCGATAAAAAAGCACCACATCCTCAATCTGTTGGATTAAGTTAGTGGTGTAATCGTCGATTGCGTGTTTGATAAGCTGCCAGATTGTGGAGTTGCTTTGATTTGCGTTCCTTTCAACGTTTCTGTCAGCTTGTTTACTGCTAAAAAAGCTTTTTTAATGTTCGTATTAGCTAAAAATTCAGCAACGATTGTGATTGTGTCGGTAAAATCAATTTCTAATACTTGCGCTTCTGGGATTCCTGTTAAAATTGCTAGTAGTTTAGTAATTGTAGCTTCATCTAATTCATCCAGTGCAACAATCACGATGCGTTGAATGTCATTGCTATCAAAAACAGTAACTGGTTGCCCAGTTTTATCGAATACAGGATCACTAGCACCATGAATTTTGGTGTTACCTAATTCATCTAACACCGGTTGACCATTGACATCTGTGATCGGTGAGCCTTCCTGATAATAAACAGGCTTGCGAACCGTTTCTTTTACCGTTGCATACAAACCGGCTAAATCAGTGATCAACAATTTAGCGATTGAGATCACTCGTTTGTTGGTCAATCTAGGTAATGCAATCACGTTGCCATCTGACAACGTGATTGTTTTTGTGTTTCCTTCTAAAATTGTAAAGTCAGCCATGTTTTATCCTCCTATAATACTTCTTCAATTTCTTTAAATACATTTTCATCTTCTGGTAGATCATCTTGTGCGTACACCGTAAAGCCGATTGGAATTTGTCGTTTTTCTTTGTTATAAGACATTTCTGACGAATCGCCACTTGATTTCACTTCATAGTAAACAACCATCAATAACGTTCCGTCATCTTTTTGACTAATAAGAACCAATTGATAAGATGGAATGTTTGCCGGCGAACCATATGAGATAGTCTTCGTCCCTAATTTCGTCACAGGTGCAGCTTTATCTGATGTGGTATACGATTTTTCAAGTGGTTTTTTAAGCTTGATAACCGAACCGGAAATACTTGCTACTTGTACAATTTCATCTCCAATTTTAACAAATTTAACATTTGCAAAAGATGCACCATCGGCTACGTTGACACTAGTAGCACCTTTAACGACAGTGCTAGCTAAAGCCACTCCAGCTCCATAGGTTGCAGGAGTTTCTTCAATCGTGCCACCAATAAATGCCAATTGTCTATTTTCGATACTTGATTCCATCAATGTTGTGCTGATGGTATTTGTCCAGCTTGAAATTGTCGTGCTGATCGGCGTGGTACTTTGGTCGATTTCGACATCCGACGTGTCAAATCCTCTTGATTGGCTAATTCCATCTGTGGTTGCTCCTAAGTCACGATAACCACTAACTAATTCATAAGTATTCGGATCCATAACGTCTGCAATAGACGTTGGGCGTTTCGTAATATCTGTACCGATAATTAATCTACCTGCTCCGCCTTGGATATTTTTCTTTTCAAATTTGTAAACAGAATTTTTTGCCATTATGCTTTCACCTCTCCTTGCGTTTCTTTCACTTCTTCAAATTGCCACGATGTGCCAGCACGTAAGTCTGACAATTCTTGTGTGGTTAGTTCCAGCACTTGCCCGTTCGTTATGGATTGTTTGTCATTTAATCGTATAAACGTGTTAACAGCTGCTGGAGCAATAGCTTTCACTTTAATTTTTTCATTCGTTGTTGTCGTTTTCGCTTGTCCTGCCATTTAAAAGCTCCTTTCTAATTTTCAAAATAATCAATCGTAAGATAACACCACGCTTCAGGCGTGTCTGTATCTTGATTCCTGCTTGGATAGATTGGCGTTTGCAGTTGCACGTCAAAAATATTCACGCCTTCAACATAAGCGAAATTGCGTTTTAAAAAATTCGCGATATCCGTACATAAATCAAGCGCTTGAATATCCTTGTCAGAACGTGTTAAAACCTGAAACGTCGTTCTGCCTACTGGTTTGACAACACATGCTGGCAATTTTGCTTTGGACCCTATGTTGTAAGGTCGTATCGTAGGCACATCTGCAAAACTAGCTGCCAAAAGTTTAGTGATTGGGATTGTTGCATCTACATAATCCACAACAAAACTCCTCTCTTCATTCAAATAGCTTGTTAGCAATTATCTTCTTTGCAATTTTTGGCATTTCCTCTTTTGTTTGGTCAAGCGCTCGTGCCATTATGTTGTATTTCTTTTCCAAATCATCCGCATATTCAACGGATGAACCGACTTGCAATTCCACTATATCGCCGTCACGTTCTTTTTGATGAATCACATAGCCATCAGCATCTACCAAACTGACGCCATCTTTAGAAGGGAAATCAGTCTTGTATCCAATCGAATTTACATACAATCCAGTATCAATATGCCCATCATCTCTTGTGATTGTTTTAGCGGTATCGGACCAAAACATGCCAGTAGCCTCAACAACGTTATCGCTTGCTTGGCGTATCCGTTCTTCTGATTTTTCAAAAAAAAGAGCTGCTTGTTCATCGAGCGAGAACTCAAAAGCAAATCGTTTACCCATTTACTTCGCCCCCTTGATTTCTAAACGCCAATTAACCAATTCGCAAGCATCATAACGAGGTAAAATTTCTTTCACATTAAATTTTCGTGCATCCAATACGTACCCATTCGCATCTTTGATGTTTGTGATGTCCATTTCCTCGTCAATTGCTTGAGTTGGCAATAATAATAAGCTCGTTGTAAAAATAAAATTTTGGCTTACTTCGTCAAATACATTGGAATTTTTCGTAATGAATCGGCAAGGAACTTTGTCAATTGGTTGCTTGTCTTGATAAATAGGCCTTCCCCAATCGTCAACTCCTGTCTGTTCTTTGCCGGGTAAAGTTATCGTGCATGTATGCACCAAAAAATCAGCGAATGCCATTTCCCCACCGCCTTTTTGCTGCTCTTGTAGGCCCTGAAACGCCAAAATAGATAGGCGAATTGCCGATCGTTAGCGTAGAGAGCAATAATTCCAATTCTGCATCACCTGTTGCTCCACCACTAAGCGCCAAACTAGTAGAACTCATGGAATAAGAGTAATCAGGCGTTGTTTCCGATGCGATACCTTCCATTTTCTTTTGAATCGTTTTGCTGGTATCAAGCATAAAAAGATAGCGAACTGTTTTTCCAGTCGCTATCTTTAACTTGTTTTTTAACGCTTCATCTGTCGATTTTGAATAATCACATCTGGTTCGAGCGTTGATATAAATGTCCGCACGCTCGATGTAACCTTGAATGCGAGTATCGTCAAGTTTTTCAAAATCAGCATTATTTACAATTAGTTTAACTTCTTCGATTGTTGCGAACATCAATTACACCACCTTTTAAGGACGTGATTTTGACAAATCAACAAGCAAGCGTGCAGATTTTTCAAACGTTACATAATCGCTTGTTTTCGTTGAATACGTTCCTTCGACTTGCGTTTTTACGTTTCGCTCGTTTTCTGTTGAAAATGGTTTGTAGACATATTCTTGTAATGCGTAGTCTGTATCAACAAATAATACTTTGCCATCAGGAATCTTATTGGAAATGAATGGTTGGCTGTTGATCACGTTAGGTAACGTACCATTTTTTAGCTGTTCCAAGAAAACAGGAACATTTCCTACAACGTTAGATACCCATTTTTCAGATGTTGCTAAATTCATGATGGCTCGTTTAGGTGTGAATCCAGTTTCTTGTTCCATGTATTGCGTTGCATACCACATATCCGACAAAGTGATTTGTCCAGTGTTTTTCACACCGATTTCAGTAGGTTTGTCCCAGTCACCAGCAAAGTAGCCATTGACTAGTCGGTCAATAGCTAACGCTTCATCAGCACGGCCTAAGAACGCTCCTTGACGTTTTAAGAATAGAGCAAGCATGTCAATAGTCATTGATTTTGCTTCGTCTGTTAATTCAATCCCTGCTCCACGTTTATAAACCCGAATTGTCTTTTTGTCATTTAGTTTAATTGTTAAAGTTGGGATTGGAGCACCTTGAGCGATTGTTTTAAGACCTAACTCTTTCGCTTTTTGCTCTTCTTTCTTATCGTCATCCCAGTAATAGAATTCCGATGTCTGTTGGTCGATTGGGACAGTTCCAGCGATCAATTCACTAGCATGTCCTGCTTTTTCATATCCACCACGAATGTAATCTTCTGTGATGATTGGAAAAAGTGGTTTTAAATTTGTGTTAACGAATAATTCGCGAACTTCGTTTTGCAAAACAGTAGGATTTAATGCTCGTTTCGCTTCTTCCCAAGTCAATCCTAAATCGGAAAACACAGAACGAACCAGTACAGATGAATTACCTTGCAATAATTCTCCGGAGCGGTTCTTGAACTCTTCTTTTTGTGCTGCTTTTTCCATCTCTTTCCGTAATTCCAAACCTGATGCCGGTAATTCAACATCAATACCATTTTTACGTACTTTCTTAAATAATGCCATTAGATCAACACCTCCGCTGTATGATTTGCAGTATCAACTGCCACTACCAAAATTTTAGACTTAGCTGTTCCACTTTCAACGCCTGTTTCGGCTGTAAGTGTACCGTCGGCAGCTAGAACCAACGTATTACCAATTGCTACTGATCCACTCGTTTGAACTTCCAAATTACGTGAATATCCAACAACAAACGCTGAGATAGGAACATTAACTTCGCTTTCTTTCAATTTGCTAAATAATTGAGGAACTTCTCCTTTTGTTGCTTTGCGAACACCGTAGTCGCCTTGTGTCGCATCAAAAACTAGTGGCGTACCTACTTCAACTGCTTCTTTTGCGTAAACGGTCAAAGTCAGACCGTAGGAATCTGGTACGATTCCGCCTTTGTTAAAATTCATCTACATTTCCCCCTTTTTATAATTCGATGACTTCTTCATCATCTTGCAACATTGGATCAGCAGGTTGTGTTTGGCGACCAGATGTAAACTTATCGCCTTTCATTTTTCGGTAGCTTTCTGCTTCTTCTTTGATAAAGTCGATGTCTGCACGGTTTAATAATGATTTGTAATTTTCAGAATTAAAGGCATCTCCTTGAACCGCCACACGTTCCTTCACTGCTTCGTCAACTAAATTCTCTTTGTACTTACGTCCGTTTTCAGCCATTTGTTTCAGCGTTTTAACCCCTTGTTCTGTCGCATCTTCGCCCAATGCATTACGCAAGGCAATGTCGTCTGGTTGTCGGAATGTTTCGTTGCCTTCGGACAAAACGTCATATACCGCTTTACGTTCCAATTTGTTTTCTTTTAATTCTTGGCGCAATTGTTCTAATAAATTCATTCGTTCTTTCTCCCCTTTCTTGGTAAAAGAAAAAGCACCTTGTCCATCATCAATGCGGACTTGGTACCTGTTTTCTAGTTGTTTAATTTTTTCATATTGAATTTCATTATCCGCTCGGGCTTTTTCGATATAAGCATCTGGACAGGCACCTTTGTAGACGGTAGATACTTCTCTAAGACGAGCATCTACAATCCAAAAGAACACCGTATTGCCATCTTCATCTACGTCTCCGGGATAGTAAGGAGTATCCCAAATGTCTCGACCATCAGCAGAACATTTGTACCATAAGTTATTACCACCAAATCCGACAGACATATCACGTATTACACCTGATTCAATCGCTTTGATTGTGTCGTCAGTGTTAGCCCCATTTAAAGTGAGCCCTCTGACAATATACCAACGGCCACGAACCAAAGTGGCACCATCTTTTTCAATGATTTCAGAATCAAACGACCGGCCATAAGGTGTTTTGTCTGTATCGTGACCATCCAATAGCGCAGTGCCAGCGATTAAATCTTCGGCAAAGTTCCTAAGAGTGGAATTTGGATCCATTCTGGTGTAATAGCTATCCAACGCATCGCTGCTACATATACCGTCAAACGCAAATACTTCATCACGAGTAAGCGGCTTTAATGCGTGCCTGTTGATTTTCGCTAAGTCTTCATCCGTTAAATCGGTATCACTGACCAAGCGAGCAGGCATTTGTACGATACTATTCATTTTCACACCTCCCTTCAAATAATTTCATTAGATTTGGATTTCTCGTTTTAAAAAGCAATAACATTTTCCAAATAAATTAATTTGGAACCATGTTACCGCCTTACGAACACCTTTTTCATCACTGTATTTTGTAATATAATGATGCATGCTATCAACTCCTTTCAGGCAAAAATTGTTTGTGTCATTCATTTGTTCCTTTCTGCTGTTTACATTTTTTTGAAAAAAAGGCAAAGTATTAACATTACACGTGCTTGGTTATGAATAACACTATTTAACGCATAGTTGCGAGATATTGGATCCCTCCTTCCCGTCACTATCTGACTGAATGGGTTTATCAATCAATTCTGGCGGTTTGTCATGCTCTCGTTGCAAATGCTGTTCGTAGTCTGCATCTAGCTCGTCTACGTCAATTCGTTGCATCTTATAAGCAATATCACGCAACAACATAAATACGGTACTCAAAGGAACTGTTTTCATGGTTATTCCTCCTTGAATTCATCATATCCAGCAGCAATCATAATATCTTCTTGTCCAACCAAAATACGGGTATAAAAGCATCTACATTGAATAATATTGCCTACACTTCCATGTTCACTATCTCTAGGATGTAATAACTTTTCGCCACCAACGTCAAAATATTCATCGAACTTGCGAATTTGACCGTCTGATTCTGAATGCGAGTGTCTGGTTCTGCCGTCATGGGTAGAATTCCATTTTTTCCCAATGACTAGCCCACTCTGATAATCGCTTTGGAATTGTCCAACAGTAGCACTTGTCATGATTTCCGTTCTAGCAATAACCTTTGCTCTATCTTCACTAAATCCAAACGATTGTTGCAACCGATCGGCAGCTTTCGGAATAGAGTAGTCGTCTTCTACAATCACATCCCACAATTCATCCATCACTTTTTGGTAACTCGTTCCAATGATTTCAATTGCTGCATTTTCCGTTCGCCAATCAATCCATGTCAGTAATTTATCATCTAACATATTAAATTCTAACTGAGGGTCAATCGTAGCAATGTTCATTTGACCGACTTTTTCAACAGTTTGCTTTATCCAATCTTCAAGCAAATCTTGCCATTCTTCTTGCGTTATCTCCCCGTCACTCACGTTAATCATAAGTATTTTGGAGTAAACCCATTTTTCAAAATCATCACTTGGCGCAGAGCGATTAATTGCGCTTTTAAGCACTCTTTTTGGTGGTTCTCCAGCTTTTTTTAACCTAGACACATATTTATCCAAATCGTTTTGTAATTGCTCTGATATGGCTTTACGTGCTTGATACGCAATCTTGGCAATTTCGTCTGAAAAAGGCTCACTCATGCTTGCAACAAAATCATCTTTTATTTCCCTCTCGGAATTAGAGAGGGCTTTTCTGGGAAACTTACGCTTAGGATTGTATTTCCGCCCCTCGCCATCCACATTTTGCAATGCACTAGAAAATGAATCAAATCCAGTTTGCTTAGGTTCGCCAACAGCAGAATGCCCAACGGCTTCATTAGACGCTTCATCATTATCAATCCACCCTTGATTTACCTTGGCGATAAGGTTATTCAACTCGGCTTGTTCCGCTTGTGCTTCTGAAAGTCGGTCTTTGCTACGAACTTCGTTAAATGTAACGATAGCTTTTGATTGACTGCCTTTAATCTGCAAAGCTAAATTATACGCACGTTCTAAAATACGCTTAGACATGTTTTGAATAGATCGGATGCCGTCTACATAAATTTCCCATTGAATAGAACCATGTGTTTCTGTTGTCGTTTCGTTCCTTCCCAGCATGATTGGCAAAGTTTTTAATGATGAAACAACTTGCTGATTGATAATGCCAATCAAAGCTTGGGCATCCATTGACTTGCCGTTCGTTCCACCAACCATACCAACAGTAATGCTGGCATCGTGATACAAATCATCATCTGGCTCTAGCTTGTCAAAAGCAGTTTGAACGCCAGACATATAATCATCAACAAATTTCGTTACCGCATCTTCACCACTCATGGCGATATCAGGTGGAATATTACTGATAATCGCATCAGTAGCAACAGAAATGTCCAATCTAGCATGACCTTGGTGATGAGCGACTGCTTTTAGGTCATTCAATACTTGCGCCTGAAAGATAATAGACTGGATAGCAGGAAGCATTGGACTTCTGCCATACGGGTCATCAACATCTGGATCTAGTGGAATGTAAAATACTTGATTTTCATTTAACTTTTTAAACGTTCCGTCAACTTGTTTTTCACACAAATGTAGTTCATTTGTATCTTTATCTGGCATAAATGACAACTTGCTTGGCGATAGAACGTGAAAATCCACAATGTCATCTAGCCTTTCGGTCAACTCAACTTCTAGCGCTTGTGCCCCTTCCGTGAAACCTGTTAAATTAAGTACATTAATCAGTTGATCAGTGCCGCCTGAGTAGATTTTTCCGACTCTAGGTGCTAGTTCATTATTTATATATTCTTGCATCGCTTCATCAATTGAACCGTCAGGACGATACACTTCAACTTCGTGGCCTTGATTGGCCAATCTCAAGAATGTCCAAACAGCTGCAGAAGCATCTGGGTTGATGTCTCGCAACAACTTTAGCGTGTTCAAGATATTGGTTTCTCGATGCGGCGCTCTGCGTACGGGTATATCTGCATTTGAGTATATCCCTCGTTTCCAAAGCGGTTCTGTTTCTCGACCGCCAGTAAGTGACCCACCAAGATTTTTACGTTTTGAAACGTCATTACGTGCTTGTAATTTTACGTTATCTATATAACGTTTTACTTGTTTTCTTATTCTTCGGTCTTTGTAACGTGATAGCAAACCCAACGTGCATCACCTCTTTCTTTGATATACTTTTGGCAATTTTGGCGTGTACTCTTTTGGATCAAACGGTTTATCCATTTTTACTAATCCTTGAGACATCGCATCCACGTCATCATCATGTTCAGCATTTGGGAATGATTCGATTTCGTCTAACATTTCATCTACCCATGGTTTCCACAACGGATGTGGAAGATAAACATTACCTGATTCCCAAAAAGGAGCTACCGCCTGCGCACGCACTTCTTTCCCACCTTCTGGGTTGACTGGAACAATACCCGGTATTTTCTTTTGCAGCATTTCGATGACTGCTGATCCATTCGCTTTGTCCTCGATTAGTTTCGCTTTTGCATCTGGCCAACGCGCAGTCATTGATTCGATTGCTCGCATCGTTTCGACAATGCCCATTCTTTCATGATGTCTATCCAACAAATAAAAATCCGCCTGTGACCTAGCCCAAACATGGCCAGCGACATAGTCGGATGTTTCTTTATTTTTAAACGTGCAATCCCATGATTGGACTTGTTGGCTAAACGCTTGCGGCATCACTGCAATATCCTCACCTAAGCCAAATTTCACCTTCATTTCGATTGTCGGAACATAAAATTTAGCCCATGACCGCTTGAATATGTCCCCTCCAGCAGGCGTAGGCCTTTGTTGGTATAACGCAAACCATCCACGCGAACCAGTAACAGCTTTTGTTTGTTCCGCCCATTCCTCATCTTTGCCTATTTCAGGAGCCAAAGCTTGACCTATTTCACGGCCTAACAAGTCATTTTCTTCTGCAATAGCAGGTATTTTTATTTCAATCCAAGGCAGTTTCATTTCTTTCAACAATCTGCCCGCAAGGTCGTCTTCGTGCCATCTAGTCATTATTACAATAACTGATCCATCAGCTGATAAACGAGAGTAGAACGTATCTTGCCACTCGGCGTAAATCTTATCTCTTATAGTTTTCGATTCCGCTTCTGCTCTGTTTTTGATTGGGTCATCTATAATGATTAAATTAGCACCACGCCCAGTAGCGCCACCAAGAATAGATGTACTGTATAGTTGACCTAAGTGTCCTTGAATGCCCCACTCGGAAACACTTGCTGTTTCTGAACTGATGTTTAAATTAAATAATTCATCACTATAAAGACGAAATTTCTCTCGATTCTTCCTACCAAACTTTTTGAACAATTCTTCCGAATAGGACACAACCATTGCTAACTTATCAGGATTTTTCATCAAATAATAAGCTGGAAATGTTTCTGTAATGAATGTTGATTTTCCGTGCTGTGGTGGCAACTCTACAATAATGAATAATCGTTCACCATTTGCTATTCGTTGCAAATAAGGCGCAATATACTTTTGATGCGGCAATGGCCTGAATGTAGATCCATGAGAATAATAAAAAAACTCGCCGTAATCTCTCCTTGCAAGTTCCTTTTGCGCTTCTTTTCTTACTGCCTCAGAATCAAGTTGTGTCTTTGCCATGAGCTAGTCGCCTCAATTCCTCGGTTGTTAGCCCTGCGTACGGATTGGAAACTTTTACTTCTCCGTCATGCTGCACAACTTGCTTGTCACGCCATTCATCAGGTTTTCTATTTTTCAACCAGAAAATTTGTGCAGTAGTATCAGGAATTACTTCTTTTGTTTTCTGCTTTACTAAAACTCTTTTTGTTCTAGGAAATGATTCACGTTCTTTTTCGATTTCAGAATCAGAAGCTTCGGGATTCATCATTTTGAAATTTTGAACGTGAATTTTTATAGCATTAAAATATTCGTCATCATCCATTTCGAATACTGCATATTCATCTTCTGTGTATTGATATCCCAGCGCCCTTTTAAGAAGTGAATTTTCGACTTGTCTATCAACAACCTCTTTCCCCTTTTTTAAGGCGTCAGAAATGTCAGAATACTTCTTTTTCCAATCGTAAAGCGTCGGACGTTGGATACCAATATTTTCCGCAATTTGTTCATCGGTAAGACCATCTCTGGCCCATCCTTCAATTTTCAGAAGTCCTTCTTTAGTCAGCCATTCCAAGTATTTTCCTTTTGCCATGATCTCACCTCGCAATCTACATTTGTTTTGTAAAACTAGATACTACCTCTCCTTACAAAAACCATGCCAAACTCCTTAACTTGTTTCTCTGTCGCCTCGTCTTTCCACTCAACAACCCAACGTTGCAATAATTTATCCCATACCGCTCGTTTACACGGCTTTAATCTTGCTATGTATATGTAATTACCCAAATGCTTTTCGATACGCTCATTGGCTTTCTCGTGGTCATACGAGGAAAACATGAGGTCTTTCTTACTGATCACGATAATCACCTCAAACCATCATTTGATTTAGCATTGTCTTTTTCATCTGTTGCAGTTCATCAATTTGTTCTTGAGTTTCTTGCATTTTGTCATCCAATAGATTAAACATTTTAACCATTGCTTTTTGTGTCTCTTGGTTGTGTAACTGAATTGGGAAATTACCAATCTCATGCTCCTGGATATTTATACCTGTCGCATATTTAGCAATAAATTGTTCAATATTTTTTCGCAGCACAATATTAAAATATTTTTGATTGATTCCCGATTGCGGAATAATGACAACTTCTTTCGAATGTACTTCTCTATCAACAAATAAAAAATCTACTTGCCCTCGTGTAGCTGATATCTGTATTGTAGATGCTCCACGAGGATAGATGTGGCCTTGTCTAGCTCTTTCAAATTCTGCTACATCTTCTAGCTTGAATTCTTCATAAGATTCAAAATCAATCATAGTAGACTCAGCTGCTCCTCTCGTTCCGCTTGTTTTCGCATCGGTTTTTTATAATTCACGTGGTTGCCAAAAAAATCAGCAAACTGTTTTATTTCTTCGTCAGCTTTCGGGTTAGTTCCGACTAACTGATACATCATACTTGCTAACTCTGCATTCGACTGCTCTATTTTTCTATCAGTTTCCGCCATATCAAACATAATCTCGTGTAGTGGCGTTACCTCTTCTGGTTCAAAAGTATCTACGTATCTTGGGATATTTAAGTTATAGTTATTGATTTTTATTTCTTCGGCAGCAGCGACGTGACTAAATTTTTCTATCTCTTTGCGTTCGTTATAAGTATCAATTATTTTATCTATGTGCTGTTGCTCAATGACGTTGTTTTTTGCTACTTTGGCGCACTCTTTGCTAGCATCGATAAACAAAATATCTTTATTAGTTCGGTTTTTCTTCAACACTAAAATAACCGTCGGAATATCCGTATTATAGAATGCTTTTTCTGGTAGTCCTATAACCGCATCTAAAAGGTTTAGCTCTATCAGTCTAGTTCGTATTGTTTGTTCGCTTGCACCACGAAACAGCACACCATGAGGCAAGATAATCGCCATTATTCCACCGCTGTTCAGTTGACTAAGCCCTTGAAGTAAGAACGCATAATCTGATTTTGATTTAGGTGCTAAAGCTTCATATGGTTTGAATCGCTCTTGTTCCAAGTAGCCTTTAACAGGATTCCAAGGCATGGAATACGGAGGATTCATGATGACCGTTTGGCCATTGATCATCGGTACTTCGTCAATTGTTTGAATATCGCTAAACGTTCCTGTTTTCGTTAGTTTATACACTGCTTTAAAATCACGAGTAAGCGAATCGCCATGGCAAACAATAGCGTTTAAATTGCGAATTGCTAAATTAAAAAGCAAGAAAGGCATTGCTCTGTCAGAAAATTCCTCACAATAAAAACGTGCATTTGGATTAGTAGAATACCGCTTAATTGTCAAACAACCAGTTCCTGCACAAATATCCACATTTGATTCAGTCGAGCCTAACAGCTCACTAGCAAGCGTCACAATACCGTCTGGCGTGAAGTCTTGTTTCTTCCCTTTGCGGTCTGCATGTTCCGATTGAAAGTATTCCGTAAACCAATCGAATGATAAATCATTTTCATATTCCAAAAAAGAATGAAAAAGATTTTCTCGGCCCTCTTTGCTTTCTAAAAGCTCTTTTAATTTGTACGAAGCGTGGAAGCTTTCTGATACGCCTATCAACTTATCGATAATTTCATTTGATAACACGTTCTTACTCACCTCCACATACAAAAAAGACCACGTTTGCACGTGATCCATCCGCTTATTCTGATACTACTAATTTACCACCTGAAAAAGCTAATTTGTCCTATTTTATCCCTAACTTTTCCCTATTTTATCCCTATTTTTCAATCCTCCCTACTCGCTGCCACAATGCCCATCATAGCTACGCCGAAC